TGCTCTATTGATACCGGGTTATAGTTCTGATCGACGCACTGAATGAGCTAGCTATTTCCAGAACGGAATAGATTGCCGCGTTCTTTATCGAGCATCTGATCCTGAAACTCCGCTGGCTGATCTTTGAGCCATCCGCTGTAGGTTCGCTTCGCTGAAACTGGCCCGTCCATACTGGCCCGGGTTCCTTCCAGCCCGCCTTCTTGGAATCTATCATCTAGCACCGGGACGCGAACGCTTCGGCATCCCCAGTGACGCGGAGTGAATGGCGGCTCGTTAAATCCGAGAATCTTGCCATCGAGAGTAGCGCAGCCGATTGTCGTCCGACCATCTAGCACTGCCACCCACTCTTCGCCCTTCAGAATATCGTCGTTCGCCTGATTCACTGCCGAACGAGCTTCCGATGAGATGTGATTTACGCTAGTGCGAACCAGTGTCTCGGCTTGCCGCTTGTGTCGATTGGTAACACTAACGATGTCTCTAGTCAGCGACTGAACCGTTGCTCCTTCGACTACTCCGGTCTGGATAACCCGGCGAATCTCGCTGGCTTTATCCCCGGCGAATTGTCGAGCAGCCTGATCGAGCGTGACATTCTGAACCGTGCTGCCAGCTTTGCCGCTGATTGCCAGTTGCATCGGCCGCTGCGTCACTAGCGCCCTGAGCTGCTCGGACGCCGGGAGCGTTACCGCTGCCGCTGCTGCCGTGTTCATTGTCCTGACCGCGAACTCTGCTTCATACTCTGCGAAGTCCATCGTCTTGGCCGTTAGCTCGGCACTGAGTTTCGTTAGTCCTTCCTGCTGCAACTGAACGATTCGGTTTAGCTTGCGATTGAGCGTGCGACTTTCTGCCAGACTCTTCACGGTCTTGAGCTGGCGAAGAATCTCGGCCTGAGCATCGTCGAGATACTTAACCAGATCCTTCACCTGCCCGCCCGCGTAGCGCTGGACGTATATCTGGTGCTTTATTCCAGCATCCAGCAGATAGTCGTTAGCACTCATTTATAGCGGCGACTCCTGAGTGATATCCGAGAGAATGTCTTCCGGCGTGCCTTCGGATTGTATCCACCCGGCATCGATGAGACGGCGCACGATGTCGATCTTCGGCATTACGCCCGCGTCGCTGCCCTGAATCATTGCCATAATCTCCTGCGGCGAAATAGTGTCAGCATAGAAGTCGTTATTCAGAGAGAATACGATCTCGGCATCTGTTGGCGAGATGAACGCTCGGCAGTCATAGAGAACTTTGGTGAATGATTCGTCGATATTGCCGACCATCGTATCGAGCATCGAGTTCTCGGAAGTCGCTTGAATGCGAGCCTCTTCTGCTGTCCGCTGCCCGGTCTTCGTAATGATCTTAGCGCCGATCTGAACCATCATCTGCTCTTTGTGGGTCATCTCCGTGCCGATCGCACTAGCTGGCCCCAGTTGTAGCAGTTCTGCTTTGCCGCCCTCAGAGAGTACCAGACCAGCGTTCTCGCCGACCGTAATCCCGCCCGGGTTCGCTGCTTGGAATGCTTCTGGACTCATATCAGTTGAGACGACCAGAGTACCGCCGCCGTGAACCGAGAGATTGTTCTCCTGATCGGCTGAGTTGCGGAAGTGCCCTATATTCACCCGAGCGATGTCGTACAGAATCGGCTCGTCGATGTCAGGCAGATTGTCCCGGCTTCCGATGAAATGGAACGGAATATAGTCGAACGGCTGACCGCTTGCGCCACGAATCACGATCTCTTCGGTGATTGCGTCGCCGTTCTCGTCGTAGAGCTGCTGCGTGTACTGCTGGTTCTCGTTGAGCCTGAGAACCCGGAAGCGATCCACATAATCCCAAGTGAATTCATCATAATGAACTGGCGAGTTTTCTTTAAGTACTAGCATTCCGAGCTGGCGGCGACCGTTTAGAACGTGAACGTGCCAGTTGATAATAGACTCGGCAGTGTAAGTCGCAATGTGCGGCTGTAGCCCCATCCTGCGAACCTGCTCGACCGTGAGATCTTCGTCGACCATCGGGTAATCAGCCAGCAGACCGAATCGCCCGGTCTCCATAACCTCATCTGCTGCGAGCTTCGATACTTGCGTGAGTGACTGCCCGGCTCCGTCGGCGTTCTCCAGCATGAATTCCATATCTGGCGGCAGCTCGATGCGCGGCGGCAGACGGAATATTGCGCCCTTCAGCCCTTCCCGAGTTCGCCCGGTGTAGTTCGTGTATATCGCCTTCTCGACGCGATGGTAGTATTGATCCTGCTCTTCGTGAGTACGTCGCATGATGTAGTGCCGAGCATCTTCGAAGCTCAAACCTGTGGCAGCATTGCGAGTCAGCTTCCACTTGTCGACGTTCTTGTTGTACTCAGCATGAGTTTCTGAAACTGGCATATATTCACCTATACGCTGAAATTTATTGGGATGTGAGCAACTGGCTTCACAATTGGCATTTCGTACGCAATCGGATACGTCGCCGCATCGATGGCATGATCTAAACCTGAATTCTTGTCTGGCATTCCGTTCTTGTCGTATGCGAGCTGCTCGAACGACTCTGCCACGCCTGTACATTTTAGCGCATTTATGTATAGCAAACCATTTTCGAACGCTGCGTTCGTAGCCATAACCCGGTCTTTGATTGCCGGGTTCGACTTCTTGGCCCTGACTGAGAACCCAGCTTGCTCGATGAGAGCGATGTCGGACGTGCTGGCGTTTACGGTCTTTCTGGCCCTACCCGAAGCATCCGGGTAAATCGTGACGTGATGGTCGGCGTAACGCTCGCAGATGATTCGAACCATATCCGGCGTGTCGTACATATCAATCAGCTCGTCGACCGCGTGCCACTCGTCGCCCCGGCGTACATAGACGACCGCGCATTGCTGAGTGACGTTGAAGTCGCAGCCGATGAATAACGGCTCGCCAGATTGAATCTCTTCGTGTGAGTTGCAGTCGTGCCGAGAGTATCCGCAGTAGACCGTGCCCTGCGTTAGATTGACGAACTGGCCTTCGAGATACGCCGTCAGCAACTGATCCGGGTAAATGTCCCGCGGCGACTGGATATATCCCGCCGGTAGATGTGGATTCGAGTGCGTCGGCGCTTGAATGATCTCGTAACCCGGCTGCGGGTCTTTCTTCCACGCCTCATAGACGAATCGGAAGCCCTCTGGTGTCGTAGTGACTCCGATGGTATTCGGCTTACCGGACGGCTTGTGTTGGCGGTTACGGGCGATCACTTGCCGCCAGACGTGCGATGCGTTGGTCTTCGAGAGCGTATCCAGCTCGTCGATGTCTGCGTCCGCGTGTTCGTAACCCACTATTCGATTCGGGTTCTCCATCGAGCGGAATATGATCGCGCCATAGCCCGGGATCGTGATCTGGTTAATCGGAGTCTTTTGCAGCCTATACGGAAGCCCCATCGCCGTGAGTATCTCTTCGAATCTCGGCCACGCGATAACCCGGATCAGATCGTAAGTCGGCTCGTAAAAGCCGCGATTCGTTCCCGGGTTCGATATCAGTCCGAAGATAGACCGCAGAATAGCCGCCTCAGTCTTACCAGCGCCGAATCCAGCGACGAGCGCCGGGAACCGAGCCTCTGACGTCATATAGCTATACTGCGGCAGCGTCGGCCTAATCTGCGCCATCTGGCCTCACTATCTGGAGCGTGATGTTCTGATTACCCTGCTCCTGCTCGGTTTCGCGCCATCCGGCCTGTGTCTTAAGATAGAAGATCGCCGCTGCGATGTTGCCATTTTTGGCCTGTTGGATGAGAGACTGGCCTATTGAGCCGATTGCTTTGGCCTTTCCCCTTTTATACGCATCGGAAACCTCTGGCTGGCGACCTTCGATTTCTCGGAATGTCGTCTCTCCGACGCTCATGTAGTCGCAGAGCTGGCGCTTACTCATTACCGCTGCGAGCGCTTCGACCTGAGCGATCTGGGCCTCATCGAATACGATCATCGGACGACCGCCGCCGTCTCCCTGCTTTCCGCGCTTCATGAGACCACCTTCAATTCGCCAAGATTAGCATCTGCGTGATTTCCTTTGCGATCGTTAATAAACATGTCGTTATATTTATCCCCGGTAGACTCTAGCACCGCTTCCTGCCCGGCGAAGTCCTGCCAGCGTTTGATTATTACGTCGCAGTATTTGGGGTCTAGTTCCATAACAAAACAATTTCGACCAGTTTGCTCGGCTCCCAAGAGAGTTGAACCAGATCCCCCGAATAAATCCAAGACGTTTAGAAGTTTTATGTGATTACTAAAAGCCCTGACAGATAAAGCGACCGGCTTTTGTGTCGGATGAACGTATTTGCTGTCTTTTTTAATTTCCCAGAGATCGCTTTCGTTTTTAACATGCTCATCTATCTTGCCATTAAATAAGCAAAACTCATGCTGGTGTCTGTAACCGATACCCATGCCGAAAACATTCTTAGCCCAAACGATGCACGCCTTATAATCAAGCCGAGACTGAAGCGCCGCATAAAATTTCCAGTTGCACCATATATAATAAACCTTTGGATTTATTGATGAAATTGTTTGGCAAACCTGCTCGATGAAAGAGTTGAAATCGCTTTCCGCTAAATTATCATTCTTGATAACATCATGCTTTCCGCTTCTACCATTGAAAGCCACATTGTAGGGCGGGTCAGTAAATATCATATCCACGCTATTGCCGTTCATGAGTTTTTCGACCGCATCGATGCTGGTGCTATCGCCGCACATGAGCCGATGCTTGCCGAGAACCCATATATCGCCCGGCTTAGTTACCGGGTCTTCCGGCGGCTCTGGTACTTCGTCCTCATCTGTAAGCCCTTCGGCGACTTCCGGCTTTAGCAGCTCCGCCAGCTCTTTATCATCGAATCCGAGTAGATCGAGATCGAAGTCTAGCTCTTGAA